TATGACAGGTGCAATAGGTCCTACGGGTGAAAGAGGTGAAACTGGTGAAAGAGGTCGAACTGGTGATACTGGTCCTACCGGACAACAAGGTATGACAGGTGCAACAGGTCCTACGGGTGAAAGAGGTGAAACTGGTGAAAGAGGTCGAACTGGTGATACTGGTCCTACCGGAGAAAGAGGTGATACAGGTGCTTTTGGACCAACAGGTGCTTTGGGACAAACAGGTGATTTGGGACCAACAGGTGCAGAAGGTAATACAGGTCCTACGGGTCCTATTTCAATCGGGTCAAATGTATACGCAGTATATTCCTCTTCGAAGTCACAACTCGTTGGAATAACAGGAGTAGCAAATACAGCTACAATAGTAACATATGATACTGAAGACTTACTTCCTGTTGATATTTCACACGAAACACCAGATATTAATGGTGATTGGTCGCAGATTATTGTGAATACATCTGGGGTATATGAAGTATCTATTTCTCCAGAATTAGATTTGAGTGGGTTAACTAATTCAGATGTATCTTTCTGGGTATTAGTAGATGGTTTAATTGTTGATAGGACAAATAGTGTTCTTCATATACAAAATGCCGTAGATTTTATTTTCCCATATATTTCTTTTATTTTAACCTTAAATACAGGTCAATATGTACAATTTGTTTTTAGTGCAACTAAATCTACGTCTCGATTATTAGCAATCGGTACACAAACTAATCCAACACGCCCAGCTACTCCATCTGTTATTGTAAATATTAAAAAAATTGCGGTTGATATAGGAAAATCTGGTCCAACAGGTGCTGTAGGCACGACTGGCTCCGAAGGTATGACAGGCGCGGTAGGTAGTACAGGTGCCAATGGCTTAACAGGTCCGACGGGTCCCGATGGTTTAACCGGTGCCACTGGCTTAATGGGTTCCAATGGCTTAACAGGTGCCACTGGCATACAAGGTATGACAGGTCCGACGGGTCCTGGATTATTACCTGCAAATCCATTAACCTCCATACAATTTAATAATAGCGGTGTTTTAGGCGGAGATACTGGGCTTACCTATAGTGTAGTAAATGGCGGCGAATTAACTGCTAATCGAATATTATTTAATGATAAAGCAGTGTCAATTGGAACTAATTCAGGCTTAACTGGTCAACAAATTAATTCAATTGCTATTGGAGAAAATGCCGGTCAATATAGGCAAAGCCAATATGCCATTGCTATAGGTAATAATGCTGGTACTACTGGACTAGGATCTACAGGACAAGGTCAATATGCCGTTGCTATAGGGAATAATGCGGGTAATTCCAATCAAAAAAACTATGCCGTAGCTGTGGGAAATATTGCTGGTGCGATTAATCAAGGACAATATGCTGTAGCTATAGGTCATAGAGCAGGCAGTAGTGGTCCTAGCGGACAAGGCGATTATGCGGTTGGGATGGGTGTATATGCCGGTCAATATAATCAAGGACAAAACGCTGTAGCTGTAGGACTATATGCTGGACAAGTTACACAAGGGCAAAATGCGGTTGCTATCGGTCCAGGAGCAGGTTGTAGTGGTCTTAGCGGACAAGGGCAATATGCTGTAGCTTTGGGAAGTAATGCTGGTTCGAGTAATCAAGGGAAATATGCGGTTGCTATTGGTGCAAATGCGGGTGCATTAAATCAAGCAGAAAATACAATTATACTTAATTCTACAATTAATGAGTTGAATGGTATATCTGGTCAAACTGGATCTTTTTATGTAGCACCAATTAGAGGCGCTACAGGTCCATCTACATTATATTATAATTCAAGTACAAATGAAATTACTTATGGAATTTCATTGGCTGGTATAACGGGACCCACCGGCGCCATTTTTTATTACGACGGAACCCAAGTGAATGCCAGTTCCTCATTTACCTATACGGCATTAAATACAGCGGGCACCACCGGTCCCGGGGCTATTTATGCAGCATTATTGAATATTGGCGTAACCGGTGCTGGCGGGACCAATTTTTCTAGCGATTTAAGAGCCGGGCAAGATTTAATCTTTACTGATGGAGTGAATACTTATAAAAGTCTTGGCATAATAAATAATATTGTCTCGAACAATTACTTAACCTTATATGCAAACGCAGCGTATGGTACAACTGGTGCTGTCTACTATAAAAGTGTAAATGTGGTTAACATCAATGGGGATTTATTGCCGGCATTAAATAATAAATATGCCTTAGGTAATAGCGAGTTTTTCTGGGAATCTTTGAATGTCGGACCTGGGACCATTACTATTAATGGTGCAGCGGGTAACTCTAAGTTGGGTATAGATGATTCTGGTATCGCCTATTTTAATACGGGGTTAGCAGTAAATTTTATTAATATTGGTCCAGTGCAAGCCACGCTGGGGGCAGTGGGGGGGTGGCACGTCGGACCAACGGGCGTACAAGGGACAACGGGATATGATTTAATCGCGCAGGAGAATAACGTGGGCATGACAGGGCAAACGGGACCGATATATTCCTTGATTAAAAGGGTGGGTCCGACCGGCGCCACTGGTGCCGTAGGTACACAAGGTCCTACAGGAATACAAGGCAATACAGGTGCCGTAGGCAATACAGGTGCCGTAGGCAATACAGGCGCCGTAGGCAATACAGGTGCCACTGGATCATTAGGGTCATTAGGCAATACATTAAGAGTTGACCAAGTTTATGGAAGTGATACTGGAGCTAACATAAGTCCTTATTCAGTACCTTTTCAAACTATAAATGGCGCAGTAACTAAAATTAATAGTACTGGTGTCACAGGCAATTGTATTTACATTTATCCAGGTACTTACAATGAATTTATTACCATTCCACAAAATACCTCCATACGCGGGATCAATTTACAAGCCGTAGTCATCCAACAATTAGCTGTAACCGGTCCGACAGGTTCTACCGTCGTAACTATGGCAAACAATAGTCGATTAGAAGACGTAACTGTTAGTGTCTCTACTGCCAGTAATGTTAATGTCACGGCTATTTCTTATCCCAATGGAACGACAAGTACGGCGAAAGTGAGAACAGCTGTAATTAATGCAACGAGTACTTCAACTGGCACAGGCAACGTGTATGGTATAAATGCAAATGACACGACCTCCTTAAATACACAAACAAGTTTTAATGCAGTCCAGCGAACAACTATTAACGTAACATCTGCTACTACAGGCATTTGTAGAGGTGTTTTAAATGAAGGCAGTAGTTACTTCTCCGTACGCGATTCAACTATATTCTGTACAAATACAGGGATAGGTACTAATTTTGTTGGCGTAGAAAATACTGGCGCTACGGGGTTTACTTCTATAAAAACGTCAACGGTTAGTGGATCAAATAATGATGTATTAAGAACTGCCGGCAATTTATTATTAAATGCAACAGATTTGCAGAATTCAACGTGTAACAATCTGAGTTTTACGGTGGGAACTTCAACAGGAGTTATAAATTTTGGGGTGTATACAACAAGCGGTAATTATGCTAATGAATTTTATTATTTAATACAAGGAACAGCAAGTACTGCTGGCTTAACTCGTGCTGTTGCTCCTCTTGTCATTGCTAATTTATTCCCCGTATATTTTCCCAAACCAGTTGTTATATATGCCGGGGCATGTTCTGTTATACCAGAATTATCAGGTGCAAATACTGCTACCTTTACTTTCTATAAAAATGGTGTATCTTTTTTGACAATGTTATTAAGTGGTACTCCTGTTGTATCATCTAAAACTATTACAACTACTTCAGCGAGTATTATTTTACCAACCGATTATTTCAGTGTCACATGTCAATTTGCCGGTACCGTTAGCGGTGACCATAAATTTAGTTGCAATGCTTATGTCTACTAGGCACTTTTTGAAAAAGTGCGGCAAAAAACAACCTTTAAAAAACAACCTTTTGAAAAAAGGTTGCGCCAAAAAACAACCTTTAAAAAACAACCTTTTGAAAAAAGGTTGCGCCAAAAAACAACCTTTAAAAAAGGTTGCGCCAAAAATAAAATAAAAATAATACCTCAATAAAAGTATTATTTTACTATAATTTTATATTATATTTAGGTTGGATTTACAATAGATTTAGGTTGGATTTTTTGCTACACTTTTTTAAAAAGTGTTTTTATATTTATCCCTAATCACCTGCGGTATCAATTGCTCCTTCATCGAGTCCAATTTCTTATGGCATTTATTAATCGTCACTTCGCTAATTTCACTCACAATATTCACGCTTTTCTTTGTCACATTTAAATTAAACTCCTGCGATACAAAATACACTATACCTGCAGCTATCGAGTGCGGAGTGTTTTCCGGGATCAAATTATTCTTCTCAATCCTCATAGCAATAAACTTACAAACCTTCGTTAATTCATTATTAATACTCAACTTACTACAATATCGTTCAATAAATGAAGCGGGAGTCGTATTACAGAGCGACGTCTTTTCCTCGCTCGTCATTTCCTGTTCAAGTTCATTAATGATAGCCATGGCGTTTTTACAGCCTTTAGTGGCGCTCGTATTATCTAGGTGAAAGATAGTGGCAATTTCTTTGGCGGTCCGCGGGCAATTGTTGAGACGCGCCGAAATATAAATGGTCGCCGCAATAATTCCCTCCCGATTGAGCCCTCGAAAAGATTTGGCTTCCGATAATTTTTGATGATACCGCATCGCATCATCAATAATACATTTAGAAATACCGGCTTGATTTGCTAACAGCATAATCCGCTGGGACTCATCGTGCTGGGATTTCTCTTTATACGGCATCGAATGCCATTCATTATAACGGCGAATCTTCCGCATTTCATAACTGGATTTAGGCGGACAAATGACTTTGCAGCCGATGGAGGATTCTTTTAACAGGGGATTGGTCGGCATGCCGCAGCGCGTAGGGTCGCCACTCTGGTTATCATCGGCTCCATAGAAACGCCATTCGGCACCCTGATCAATGATATCGGTATAGATGACCCCGCAGGTGCGATTGGTGCAGGCGAGGAAACCTTCATCGGTGACAAAAAGCGGACTGGTACAGCATTCACATTTTTCGCGCTCCCCGGAGGTGCGGAATATACACTCGATAATGGGCTCTTTTTCTAGGGATTCAACGCCTACCTCTTCTTCAAATGCATTCCATATTAATTTCTTATTTATTTTATCTTTCTTATTCTTCTTTGTTAAATTTATTGGAAGGGGCTTTAGGGAAACTTGTTTTTTTAATGACATCTTGTTTTAAAATAATATAGAGAGATGTTGTTAATTCAATTTTACAAAGAACCAACCTTTAAAAAAGGTTGAGCCAAAACGCACTTTTAGAAAAAGTGCAGCAAAAACGCACTTTTAGAAAAAGTGCAGCAAAACCACATCCAAATCCCCAGCCAATTTTATACCAACTGAAAATAAAAATGATACCTGAATAAAGTATTATTTTTACTTGTAATTTATGTTGTGTTTTTGGTTCAACCTTTTTTTAAAAGGTTGGTATATAGTAATATGGGCAATGCACAAACCACCGATGGCAATAAACAATCCTTAGCAAAAATTGTTGATTTTATCGCCACCAATTATATCCTAACGCAGAATTTTCAAGATATGAAGAAATTATCCGACATGAAATACTGCAACAATTTAGTTATACTCACCTCAAAAGTAATTGAAAATAAACTTAGTGATATTGAGATAGAGTTTTTAGCGCAACGATTAAAGCAAGGTAATGAAGTGAATGAAATGACTAAAGAAGACTTGAAATTTATGAATAAAAATGATTTGCCGAATTTAGATGTAAAAAATCAGACACAAAAAAGGCGCATGTGTATTGGTATTGCGAAATTCTATGTGAAAATTGCCCATATCTATGCAGCGATTGTCACCACCATAAAGCCGAATTATACCTATATAGAAGAGAGAAAACCTGTTATGGAGATGCAAAAACCTCTAGACATGCAAAAGCCTCTAGACATGCAAAAGCCTCTAGACATGCAAAAGCCTCTAGACATGCAAAAGCCTCTAGACATGCAAAACCCTGCTTTGATAGAACAAATGAATAAAGTAGACCCTAACAGAGTAGACCCTAACAGAGTAGACCCTAACAGAGTAGACCCTAACAGAGTAGACCCTAACAGAGTTGTGCCAATAGAACAAAAGCAATCTATCCCGACCGATGCAAAAGTTGCCATTAAAATAAACAACCTCTGTAGTCAGCGATTGAATGCCTTACTGAATGGACAAGACATGTCGGGAGAAAATATAGTTGTGAAACCAAATTTTTGTAAAATGAATTTGGATATTTCCACAAATAAAAGTCGGAATTTAGCAAGTGAGCCTGGAATTCCTGAACTAAGTAAATTATATTATGATAAATATGACTTTGATCAAGGAGGCTTTACTGGTATGACGGAAGAGATGAAAAAGGTGTATTTGGCGGATGTCAAAAAATTCTATACCATATTTACTGGTAACAGTACGGTGCCGCCGGAAATTAAAACCTTTAGTGATATCCCCCTGCGCTCCTATCAGACCAGCAATGGATGTAAACCCGGCGGAGTTTATTTAAACGAATACAAAGGCAATGTGAAAGATCGATTATTTAAGACTTATGCTGATCATGTGAAAAAAATGATGGCAACAACAGAAGAGAATCAGAATAAACTCTTGGATCAGATTGATAAATTATTTGTATTTAATGCGAACCCAATAACAAATGAGAGAGAAGTGACTATTAATTCTCATGTAACGGACATTGAATTGCAGAAGATTGTTGAAGAAACGAGAAAAATAATTATCGATTTGTATATTACGTGTGAGACGGATTTTTTAACAGGCTTAGAAATATTTGAGGCGATTGTGGAGAAGCAAATCATGGATACGTCACAGGTACAAATGAGTGAATTACAAAGGATAATTGATAATAAGCTCTCTAATAGTGATTTGAGTGAATTAAGACCTAACGAATATAAACCAAATGTAAATGAAAATGAAAAACCTAGTGTCAGTTTGTTTGATAAAATTGTCACACCTATCGAATCATTTGCTGCGCCGATAAAACAAACATTTATTGCTGATAAACCTATACTTGATAAACCTATGCTTGATAGACCTATGCTTGATAGACCTATGCTTGATAAACCTATGCTTGATAGACCTATGCTTGATAAACCTATGCTTGCGCCAACTGAAAAAAAGGATCCAGTTGCCATTGCAAGTCAAGTACCTGCAAGTCAAGTACCCGCAACTCTACCTGCATGTGCTCCTCAAGTACCTGTACCTGTTGCACCTGTACCTGTTGCACCTGTACCTGTTGCACCTGTACCTGTTGCACCTGTACCTGTTGCACCTGTACCTGTTACATCTGTACCTGTTACATCTGTACCTGTTACATCTGTACCTATTTCTACAACTATAAAAATGTAAAATACAACATAATATTATTATTTTACATTTTATTTTTTCCAATCACGATTTCCTTGGCAATCCGTCGAATGATTTTATCTTCGCTATCGCTAATTTCACCATTCCCTCCGGTCGATTGTTTAATCAATTTCATATACTTGTCATTGAGATACGATTCGCCATCCAGGCTTTCCGGATATGTGCTGCTCCACAACCCCATTAATTTCATATTATTAAAAGAAATAGTCTTAATAGCGTAGCGCAATTTGGGGTTATTCCTTTCTTCTTTTTCCCATACATCGTGATCCTTGACATACAATATTTCTCTCTTTGCATCACTACAGTGAATCGGTCGTTTATAAATATCCATACTATTTAATTTATCCAACATGATCTTCGTAATCCCTTCAACGTAGCCGAGTTCTCCGACACTTTCTAAATCCGACAGCTCGAGAGTGATAGAATTGGCAAAATCACTAATATTCATGGCATCCTTGCATTGCTCATTAAGAAAAAAATGTAAATTAAATGTTTTGTTATGAGAATTGTTATTTATATTATTTGTTATATTATTATTTTTACACATATCGACCATTTGTTTATGAAGATCATTATTTTGTTGTTGTAAGTCATTATTACTTTTTACAACTTCTAACATAAATTTCTTAAATTGCTCATTATCGTTAATAATAGTATTTATTGAATTATTATTTTGAATTATAGTATTTTCAGATATAGTATTTTCAGATACAGTATCTTCAGATATAGTATGTTCAGATAAATGTATCTCTTCATTATGCTCTGAAGTGCAAGTTTTTGAATGCTTCCATAAACCAGAATGATATTTATAAAGTTTATTACATTTAGAACAAATATATGAAGATAAAATAGGCGTTTTTTCTGTATTCTTTTGTATTCTAATGTGTTTTCGCCTGATAATATGACGTTCCCATTCCGATTTTTTATAGCATTCAAAGTCACAACTTTTACAAATAAATTTTTTAGCGTTTTTTAGCGTTTTTAATGTATCATTTTCGTTTTTTGATAAATTTTTAATATGTTTTTTTGTTCTACTGTGATCATCGAGGTGTGTTTTACTAATACAGTGGATATTACATGTCTTGCAAAAGAATATATCTTTTATTTCCATTATTATATTGTTAGGTACTACATGTTTTGGTACTACAATTTTTGGTACTACATGTTTTGGTACTACAATTTTTGGCTTGGGTAAAGGTTCAATATTATTTAATGTGGCATTTAAAGATATGAAATATTCCTGTTCTTTTTTTCTTGCTTCATATTGGTCTTTACATTCAAAATAAGTAATAATTTCCATAAGCCAATTATCCCAGCCACCATTCTCTCTGATGGCTTCATATAATTTACACGTATATCCAGCTGATTTATTATTTATACAATTTTGTTTGTGAGCATGTTTGCGCTGGACAAAATTTGTAGTATAACCCACATAGACATCCTTGATACTCTTATCTTTGCACGTTATTTTATAAATGATTGTATTTGCATAGTCGATATCAGTCTTGGGCATTATTATAAATATATTAAATATTATTTTTATATTAAAATAATCTTATAATATAAAAAACGCCTAAACGTCCATTTATTTTTAAAATATTTTAAAGTTAAAAAATGAAAAAATCTTATCATCACAAATATTTTCACCAATAAAATAAAAATGAGAGCATCTTCTAGGAAAACGTGTTTTTCTCAGAATTCATTGGCATCGGAGAGCCCTAAATGAAAAAAGGACATTTTTAAAATGTCCAAAATGAAAAAAGAATCGTCAGAGCTGGAACGAAAAAAAAGACGATTTTGGTGTGTTTTATTTATGATACCATAGATGGTCACAAAAATATATTCTGTTTATAATTTATTTTTTCCAATGACGATTTCCTTGGCAATCCGTCGAATGATTTTATCTTCGCTATCGCTTATTTCACCATTCCCTCCGGTCGATTGTTTAATCAGTTTCATATACTTGTCATTGAGATACGATTCGCCATCCAGGCTTTCTGGGTACGTGCTACTCCACAACCCCATTAATTTCATATTATTAAAAGAAATAGTCTTAATAGCGTAGCGCAATTTGGGGTTATTTCTTTCTTCTTTTTCCCATACATCGTGATCCTTGACATACAATATTTCTCTCTTTGCATCACTACATTGAATCGGTCGTTTATAAATATCCATACTATTTAATTTATCCAA